GAGTCTTGACTGTGCGATGTGCTACGAATCTAGCAGTCTTGAGGCTCTTATCGCGCTTGGCAATTAAGAACTCCTCTGGTGGCACATTCTCTACACATACCTTGCCGACTTCTTTTTTCTTCTTGATGACTACATTGTAAGAAAGGATAGGCATACCCATTGGGTCTATGCCGACTTCCTCGGTCTCTTGGCTGATTAACTCCATCTCATTATCTGCGAACATGAGAGTAAGTTCTTCTGCGTTTAGTCCTTTGTATTCTTCCTTAGTAGGATCTTCGCTATCTTCCCACCAATACTTAACGATTCCATTCTTCTGTAGAAGTGCATCCTTCATCCAGTTATGCATGAGGATAACGCCATCGTTATCGTTAAAGAACACATAGTTTGTAAGTTCGGTAGCTTGCTTGGCAAACTCCTCGTCTCCTGGCATCCTTGGCTCGAACCGACCTAATTCGTCTGATCCAGTAAAAATACGCATGAGTTGAGGTAATGCGCCATCTACGACCTCAGCTACTTCGCCTGTTACGATCTTAGAACGACCATCTATCTCGTTCCCATACTCGTAACGATTGTAGTAGTTGATCGCCTTTGTGCGTTGCTCTACTGTTTCGGTCTCTACATAACCGATAGCATCGTCTATCTCTGCTTCGAGAATGACCTTTAGTTTTTGTTCATCCATTTATACGATCCATGAAGTTTTTACTGTTATCGGTTGCGACCAAGTAGTGTTTTGTTCCATTCCTAATGCAAGATACCTGAACGAGTCTGATCCATGACTTGCCCAATCGTGCATTGGCTTGTCGAAAAAGACATTACGCTTTTCATCGTAATCGCGCCTATAGTTCCTAAGACAGTCTAGCCCTTGTTTTACCTGTGGCATATTAAACCAACATCTCGGTAGGAGTCTACGGACTGCCTGAATACCATCATCTACAGAAAGTCTTGGCAGAACCCGAACATCTAGTCCAGCTTCTCTCAACACTTCCAATCTGCTCTTGCCTGTGCCTAGTTCTCTTACTTCCACATCGTGCGGTAGGAGTTGCTCTGCTTTCTCCCACTTGTTATCTTTTAGCCAGTTGACATACCAATCGAGTCCTTGACCATGATTCTCTACATAATCTAGCAGTCTTACTTCTTGTCCTGTTGCTTGGGCTACCCATATTGCTGTGCTATCACCCATGCCCAAATCCCAAGCCACATAAGTTCTACAGAGATCATCTCGATCTATATTGCACATCCTACCTTTTTCTTCTGCCTCGTTTAGCAGTTTGCCGTAGTAACTACCTTCGACTGCTGCGTTAAAACTACACTCGAACTCTTGGTTGTACTTATCGTCTCCCATCTCTTTTCTGGCAGACAGTAATTCTTTCTCATCTAGCAAGTTTGTTTCGCTTGCCTTGAACTGTAGTGCAGACCATCCTTCTTCTTTACCGGCTCTGTCGAACAAGTCCTTGAAGTGGTTGTTGCCTTTAGGTGTGCCGATAAACAAACACGACCCCTTCCTATCGGCTAACGCTGGTCGGATAATTTCGTTCCAAATCTTAGGATTCTGATCACCAATTTCGTCTAGCACTACAGAATCGAAGTATTGCCCACGAAGGCTGTCGGGGTTATCTGAGCCGTAAAGTTGGATTCTCCTTCCGTAAAAATCTACTCTTAATTCCGCAATGTTGGCTACTGCCTCTAGCGGTCTTACGAACTCTGTAAGGTAATCCCATGCCACCCTCTTAGCCTGGCTATATGTCGGCGCGATATACGCAAACCTAGGGTTAGGCTTGTCGTTCTCCATTGCTGCCTTAATTAGCGCGTTGAGTGCCTGTACTGTCTTGCCCATTCGCCTGTGTGCTACTACGACTACAAAGCGATTATTCTCCATCGCCTCGTGTATGCGTAACTGTGGCTCTCTGGGCTTATAGGGGATGACTACTCGTTTTACTTCGTCATCTGCGTACTCTACTTCTCCCAAGCGACCACCATCTTAAATACATTACCTTCTGTATTGCTTAGTTCTGTAGTGTTGACAGGCTTACCATCCATCCTGTCCATGATTTCTTTTACTGCCCAAGCATCGCCTTCTTCTGCTGCCTTGACTAGCTTATCGGTTATCTTGCGTAGGCTCTTACGATCCTCTTGCACTAGGGCTATTCTTAATGCATCGTAAAAGAGCTTTCCCTTCTTACCATTCTGATTGCCTGTAGGTGCGCCACCTTTATTAGTTGGCTCAACTTGTAGATTATTGTTTTCTGTAGAGTTTTCCATTCCATTCCCTATGGGTTGATGGTTGATGATGTTGCTATTCTACAACAGATTTACCATTTAACTTTATCTGCCCAGTACGCTGCACTCATCTTGCCTTTAGCGATGTTGCTTGCGTGTCTTGCTTTGAATGACTTTCTTCTTGCTTTATCTGCTGCCGACTCACCCTCTCTTGGTGGGCTACCTGTCATGCCTTGCTGACCGAATCGGATGGTCTTTACTTTATCTCCCTCTTTTGCCACGACTACATGGCTTTTAGTGGGGTGGCTAGGTGTCTTTTTGGGTTTGTTATACCCTGCTACACCAATCCGTTCTAGGACTCCTGCAGCTTCTCTTACTTTCACTTCTTGACTCGCATTGACTTACCGGCTTCCGACATAGCTATTGCAATCGCCTGCTTGGGGTTCTTAACGACTTTGCCACCTTTGCCGGAGTGGAGTTTTCCTGCTTTGTACTCGCCCATTACTTTGCCGATCTTTTTCTCAGCTTTGTTCATATAAATCCCCTAAGTTGTACTTGCACCAAATGAGAGGTGCTTCTTCTCCATCTGCCATGCCTCTAGCCATACGCTGTTGTATGGAAACTACAGTTGCACTAAGGTTTGTTAGCCCATCTGTCATATCAGGGTAAACCCTATCTGCAAATCGTTTAGCGTTTGCCTTACTTGCCTCGGTCTCGCCCTCTGGTGTGTAGCCGTTAGAGTCGTGATCTAAGGCTAGGAATGTTCCATCCCTGTAGCCTATAGGAAGCCCTACAGCCTCTAATCGCTTGGCTAGGTCGGTATCCTCATACCCCCATCCCCAATAGCGGTTAGAGTAGCCATTAGCTGCCTCAAAATGCCATTTACGCATTACTGCTACTGCTGCTAGTCCGTATCTCTGTGCTGTTACTACTCGGTCTGTACCATGTCCTACTGGTCTTTTGTCCATGCCATGCCAAACAATACGGCTTGGTAGGCTAGGTTCGCTGTAGTCTGCCCACATTGGTAGGTAATCTACATCGTGAAAGCATACATTATCGATCATGCCTGCTATGGCTGTATAAGCATGATTGACTAATGCGCCTCGGTTAAAAGGTAGGTCATCGTCTTGTTCTGCAATGCAGAATAGGGGTTCGATCCCTAGATTGTTGCGTCTAAAGTAGCTGACAGTATGAGGGAGCATCTTAACTAGATGCGCCTCTCTGTCTCTATATGGGATTATTATCCCTAATCTCAAGATTTCTTTTTGTAAGGTTTAGCGGTCTTAGCAGCTTGTTTAAAGTCTGCTGCGGAAGGTGCTGCTTTGCTACCAGGCTTATTCATTTTCTCGCCTGATCCTGCCTTGATCCGTTTTCTCTTTGCTGCGATATTGCTGTAGAGTCCAGTTTTCAATCTTCCATCTCCTCGTATTCTTCTTCCTCACCGACAGCTTCCCAAGCCTGACAGCCATTCTCATCCGAACATACAAAGTCAAATATAGCACAATGACCCATGCCTTTGCCAACTCCGCATTTAGCCATTTCTTCGCCTGTTTCGTAGTATTCGCAGGCTTTGCACTTACCTTCGCCATCTTTGCGCGCCCCATAGTTAGCGGTCAAGATAGCCTTTTTTTTGTTGCCCTTGTTTATATCGGCATCAACTGTAGAGAGTGGGCAAGACTCGGTATCGGACTCTAATAGACCGCCCTCGGACTTCTCAGCCATCTTAGGCTCTTTGCCTAGCAGACCGATCATTATCGACATACCTTTTTCTTTCATATTGCACCCAGAAAAAAAGCCCTATTGCTAGGGCTGTAAAGAAGAATCACTAAATTTTGGGTGCAATGACCCAAACAAATTATAAAGCATTTTTTGACTGTCTACAATGAAAACAAATAAACTTCTCATTCTGTCCTTGGTTATAGATTTGGAAGTATCCACCTTCGGTAGTCTTACGCTGTTGACACTTTGAGCAGATCCGCAAGGTGATTACTTTTGGCTCTCTTGTCGAGTTGGTCTTGGAGTCGCTTTTTAGCATTATGTAGGTCTGTCTCGAATCGTCTTGTAGATATTCTTAGGTGGTGGGCTAGTTGATTCTGACTAGCATACGGATGGCTCACATACCGAGCCTTTAGTATCTTTCTGAGTTCTAAGGGTAAACCCTTAACTGCATCTTCTATTAGCTCACCATCTTTATGGTCGGGTTCGTAGTGCGGTTCTTCTGGTGCGTATAGGTTGCCCAGTTCGGGAATGTAGTTCTTTTCAAATGAACGACAAGTAGAGTCTGGCTGCGGAATAACTGATCCAGAGACATACCAAGCCCAGTTTCTTAAGCGGTCATCAAGTGTCATTCACATTCCTGTATTTAATGGACTGTATAATTGTAACTATTTTCTTAATGGTATCAACTATCTATGAAAAATCAATACGGATATTACTTGACTGACCAAGAGTTTGTAGAAAAGTGGAAACAGTTTCCTAGTCCAATGTTGATGGCAAATGAGATTAAGATTAGCCCTAGAGCCATACAGAATAGGAGAAGGTCTGTAGAAGTTCGGTTAGGTGTTAAGTTAGAAACTCTAATAAATCCTAGAGATGATCACAATAAAAAACAAAAAGAAGACCGCATTGCCAGGCTAAAAGCAAAAAGCGAAAACAGAATAGAACAAGCACCAATCTCAGTTAGAAGGGGTACAGCACTTGATAAAGGTCGTATTATTGTTTTTAGCGATGCCCATTTTTATCCTGATGACACTACTACAGCTTATAAGGCTTTGCTTAAATTTATTGATCACTTTAAGCCGAACATTATTGTTAATAATGGTGATTCCTTTGATGGTGGTTCTATTAGTCGTTTTCCTAGGATCGGTTGGGATAAGAAACCTACTGTCCAAGAAGAACTGCAAGCCAACAAGTTTTACTTAGGCGAAATAGAAAAGATCAGACCAGCAGGATGTAGGCTTATTTGGTGTCTTGGTAATCACGATGCGCGATTTGAGACCATGCTTGCTGCACAGGCTAGTCAGTTTGAGGGTGTACAGGGATTCCAACTGAAAGACCACTTCCCTTTGTGGGAGGGGTGCTGGTCGTTTTGGGTTAATGACGATACTGTAATTAAACACAGGTTTAAGGGTGGTCGATACGCAGGCTATAACAACGCTACAGCAGCACAAACGAACATCATCACAGGTCATACCCATGTCTTAGCTTGTCAGCCCATTACAGGCTATTCTAAGACGATTTGGGGGGTACAGACAGGCACACTAGCCGAACCGAATAATATGCAGTTCGCAGATTACACCGAGGACTCGCCAAAGGAC